AATAATCCTAGATTCTTTAATAAAGAGCGTATCATCGGAACTTATTATTTCTTAGATAATATAGACTTAAACGGCATTAAGTTCATTCGAGGATTTTGGAAGTAATCTCTTGAAAACTATTGTTGCAAAAGTTAATTTTTTTTACTATATTAGAACAAAAATATAAATGGCTTCATTAACCGGTAATACCATACAATCAACGTACGATTCCCTGCTAAAGGTTACGGACAATGATTCTATTACTGGATCTCTCAAAAGGATTACGGATGGGTTGGGTAACAATACGCCATTATACTTATCTAGTTCTGCTGTAGAGATTGTAAGTACTTTAAATGTTACAAGTACAATTACCGCTTCTAACCTTAGCGGAACAAATACAGGAGACGAAACAAAGTCATCTATCGAAACCAAGTTAGGTGCTGCCACTAGTTCAAATAGCGGTTATTTAACTTCTACTGATTGGTCTACTTTCAATAATAAGATTGCAGGTACAGGCACATTAAATACTATACCTAAATTCACAAGCTCTTCTTCTATTGGCAATTCAAGTATTAGCGATAATGGTACTATTGTAACAATAAATGAGGACGTAAATATTTCAGGTGGCTCTCTAGGTATAGGCACAAGTTCATTAACTGGTATTAACCTTCACATAAACAAAACTATTACAGGGGCCACAACAGGTTATGGTATAGCTTTACAAGGTGCAATTCAGTCAGATGTTACAGGTAACGCACGTCTAATATGGACAAACCCATCAACGCAGGCTACTACATTTACTCTTGGTCAATTAGTTCACTATTACGCTAATCAAGGAACTTTTGGAGCTGGATCTACTGTTACAACGCAAACTGGGTTCTTGGCAGAGGGAACACTTATAGGAGCTACCAATAATTATGGATTTAGGGGATTGATACCTTCTGGAACTAACCGTTGGAACTTGTATATGGCTGGGACAGCCTCAAATTACTTAGCAGGCCCGATAGGTATAGGAACAACATCAATAGGTCAATCAGCTATAGCAATTAACTATGGTCTTACAGGCGCTACAACATCTATTTTAATTGCTGCAAATACAGGTATTGCAAGTGATGTCACTGGTAGAGCTACAATATATTTTACACAACCATCTACATCTGCAGCCACATTTACATTAGGAGTACTTGAGCATTATCGAGCACAACAAGGTACATTTGGTGCAGGTTCGACAGTAACAGAACAAAGAGGATTTTATGTAGCATCTAATTTAACTGGAGCTGGCATAAATAAAGCATTTTCTAGTGACTTAGCTGCTTCAGCTACTAACTGGAACTTACATATTTCAGGTACTGCTAACAACTATTTAGCAGGGAACTTGGCAATAGGAACAACATCAATAGCAAATGCTACATTAAGAGTTGCTAGAAATATAACTGGTGGCACTACTGCATTTGGGGTTGACGTTCAGGGCAACTTCTTATCAGATGTAACTTCAAGCGGTTTTGGATTTAGTACCTTCTTAGGAACACAAGCTGCGACATTTACATTAACAAACCTAACTCACTATAGAGTCGGAACTGGAACTATTGGTGCTGGATCTACGGTTACTAATCAAACAGGTTTTTACGTAGATCAATTCTTAACTGGCGGTACTAACAATTATGCATTTAGGAGTCAATTAGGTTCTGGTACTAACCGTTGGAACCTATATATGGATGGTACGGCTGATAACTTCTTGGCAGGTAGACTAGGTATCGGTACAACAGTTATTGATAGCTTACTACATCTACAATCAAATACAGTTGATACAAGAATAAACCTAAACGCAGGTTCTTCCTCATATACTCCATACATCATGTTTAAGAGTGTTGGGGTTAATAAGGCTACCATTGGATTAGGTCAATATAATGGAGGTTCATTAAATAACTTATTACTTTACTGCGACTCCGGAGATACCATTTTTGCTAACAGCTCTGAGAGAATGCGTATTATCAATACCGGTCAGTTAAAGTTAAACGGCTATACTACTACTACTTCATTTAGTGGTACTGCTGCTGGTTATTTAGCTTTTGATTCTTCTGGTAATATCATAACAACTGCTACGCCTTCAACTTCTCAATGGACTACAAGCGGAAGTAATATTTATTACAATACTGGGAATGTTGGGATTGGAACTACTTCACCGGGTGGGTTATTAGACATAAATTCTGCATCAACAAACGATAGATTATTACTTTCTTATAGTGGTTCTACAAAAGCTGCATTTGGTGTAACTACTGGTGGTGTTGCTTATATGTATCATCATACATCCTCTACATTCCCAATATGGATTAGTGCTGGTGGTAATTTTGGTATAGGAACTACAAGTCCTGCAAGTAAACTAAATGTATCTGGAGATAATATTACTGTTTCTGCGGGTTATGGTATAGCTTGGGCAGGTGACCAAACAAGAATAATGACTCCAGAAGATAACGTATCTGGTGCTTTAATTAGATATGGGTCTGGTGGTATAATGAGATTCGTAAATGGTTCTACTGAACATATGCGGATTAATGGTTCTGGTAACGTAGGTATAGGGACTACAAGTCCTGTAAGAAAATTCGAAGTAAACGGTCAATCATTCTTAGGTGGAGATATATTTGGTGGATTAAATAGCGGTATATTCTTTAGCGGTAATGGAAATTACAATGCTGGTATATTTGTTGCAAATAGTGGTAATGATTTAGTACTGCAATCTGGTACTACCGAACGTATGCGTATCACAAGTGGTGGTAACGTAGGCATCGGGTTAACAAATCCAACGAATAGACTGCACGTTATAAATGCCTCTGCTGGTAGTGAAGTTGTTAGAGTTTCTGATGCAAACAATGCTGACTTTATTATAGGTTTCCCAAGTGCTGGTAATGTTGGTTTATATGCTGAATATGGAACTGGAGGTAACTTTATATTTGGTACTGGTACTGGAAGAAATGAACGCATGCGTATCACCTCAGGCGGTAACGTAGGTATAAATGTATCAAGTCCAAGTTTCAGATTAGATGTTGATGGTTCGTTAAGATTAAGCAACGCTTCTTTAGGTATTAACTTAAGTCCAAATTCTACCGGATTTAACTGTCCATTGATTGTAAGAACAAACTCTGGTACTTCATCTGATAGAGTATTTGAATGTTATAGCGTAAGTGTTACTGCACTCCATTACGTTTTAAATAATGGTAACTGGTTCTTTGCAGGTTCAAATATTTCAGATAGACGTTCTAAGAAAGACATTGAATATATCGAAACTCCAGTATTAGATAAAGTGATGCAATTAAAACCTGCTTCATTTAGATACAAGGATAATGATAAAAACTTAAAGAGTGGATTCATTGCTCAAGACGTGAAGGAAGTATTGCCTGAATTGGTGACTGTGCCTGAAACTGAAGATGAAATGATGGGTGTTGATTACGATGGAGTGATCGCAATGTTGACTAAAGCTATACAAGAGCAACAATTACAAATAGAAGAATTAAAAGCGAAATTAAAATAATGGAATACAATTGGATTATAAGTGCTATGGACGTTAAGTTGTCCGAAGGCGAATTGAAAGACGTAGTGTACAATGTACATTGGAGAAGAAGTGCGGTAGAAGGAGAATATAGTGCTGAAGTTTATGGTACTTGTGCTGTAGGTAACCCTACTCCTGAGCAATTTGTAAGCTACGAAGATTTAACAAAGGAAGAAGTAGAAGCGTGGTTAGAAGAAAGTTTAGACGTTGAATCAATAGACGCAGGACTTGCTGCTAATATCGAACTACAAAAGAATCCAATTGACGCTACTTTACCTCCACCATTTAACAATTAAGAAGTGAAAGACGTAGGATATAGTTTAAGAAAGGCTTATTACGCCAAACTCAATGGAGCGGTTACTTTAAATGCAATAGCTGTGCCTGTTTATGATAACGTACCTGATAGTGCGAATTATCCCTATATCCAAGTATCTAATGTGAGTGTAGTAGATAACTCGACTAAAAGTAATTTCAATAGCAACTGCGTAGTTACAGTACAGGTATTCACAGGAACAGATGGAACTAACTACTCAAAAGCAGATGCAGATAATATATCAAATCAGGTAATGCAGCTTTTAATAAATAGAGCGAGCCTGCCCGATGCTTCTCCTGACTTTAAGGTTATCACTAACTTGTTAGAGTCAACAGGGTATATCGAAAGTCAATTTGATGGCTTCTATGAGGTAAGAAAAGTAATTAGAATTAGAAATATAGTAGAACAATTATAAAATGGCATTAGTAAACGGAACAGACCTTGTACTTTATGTACTAGACGGAGTAACGAACAAAGCGTTCGGGCACTCTCGTAGCTTCACATTAAATGTTGAGGCAAACCCTATTGATGCTACCTCTAGAAGCTCTTCAGGTTGGAGCGAATTTATTATGGGTAGCAGATCATTTACTTTGGACTTTGAAGGCTTAGTAGACTATTCGGATAATATTGATCCAGCATGGTTAGAAACAGCCGTAGAGAACAAAACAAAATTCTTAGTTAAGTTTACTACAAACTTAGCAGGTACTTTAGTTTATAACGGATACGTTTATGTATCTAGCTTGACTATCGATGGCCCTATGGAAGACGTAGTAACTTACTCAGGAACATTGCAAGGAACAGAAATCTTTGCCGATACAGTAGCTTAATTATTAACAATTTAAAATAACAAAACAATGGCCTTAATTAACGGAACAAATTTAGTATTAAAAATCGGTGGTGTGCCTATCTTAAAAGCAACTACTGCAAGTTTAGAAATCAGCGTAGATATGCCTGATGCGACTACCAAAGATTCAGCTGGATGGGCTGAGTTCTTCGCAGGTGTACGTTCTTGGACGGTATCTTCTGATGGTTTAGTGGATTACGCATCTAGTGCAAATGTTGAAACTGATGAGCTTGTAACTATGCTTATTAACAGATCTACTGTAGCAATTACCTTCACAACTGGTGCTAGTGGAGATGCTCAATTAGCTGGGAATGCTTATGTAACTTCTATCTCCCAGACTGCTGATATGGAAAGCCCTGCTGGATTTAGTGTAACTCTTCAGGGAACTGGTGCATTAACCCAAACTACTATAGCCTAATTAACTCTCCTAGACGGTAGCCACAACTACTATTAAAAAGGAGAAAATTATGACAGGTTATATTCAATTAGAATTAGGTGGTAAAAAGCGTGGTGTTAAATTCGGTAACTACGCATTATTCGAGTATTCAAAGCTCACTAATACCGGAGTAGTAGAGTTCAACGAGCAAAACCCTATTAAGCTATGTGCTGATTTGGTTTATTGTGGATTAAAGAACAACTGCTTACTAAAAAGAGAAACTGAGGACTTTACTTATGAAGATGTAGTTGCTTGGGTAGATGAAATGCCTATAACACAAATTACAGAAATCACTCAAGTGTTCGAAGAATCAGTAAAAGCTACTCAAGGTGTAATAGAGATACAGGAGGCGATGGCTTCTAATTCTAAAGGCGAGAAGTCGCCAAAAAAATAGGCTGGGAAGAGGTCGTAGACTTTGCGATATGTGAAGTAGGGCTTCTTCCCGACCAATTCTTCGATATGACGTGGGCAAACTATAACCGTTATGCTTATGGTCAATT